TCACATAATAAGCATATATGGAGCAATCACCTCCCGTAAAATTGACTTTACCGGTAGATGATGTAAGGGTTTTTGTTATACTCGCATACTTCCGCACATTTCCGGAAACGCCAAAAATGCTCTTCCCATAAACAATATTATGACTCTAAAAACAAGCTTCCCATAAACAATATTATTTGCATTTAGGTTTCCATCCCCCTTAATAGTCTGTGCCCCGGCCAGGAACTGATTAGCCGCAATAACCTGGTTAGATGTCCCTGGCGTGTAAGTCTTAGCGGCTATCTCTGCCATGATTCCAGTCAATGGATTTCCGTCCTTATCTACAATCATTTTCCCTTTTCGTACATCCGATTCCGCTGCTGTTATCACATCCAGGTCCGCGCCATCACCGCCTCCCGGTATCCATATCTTACCCATTACTGCTCCTTTCCAAGACCGCCAGTATCTCGACCTTCTCGCCTTTTGTCAGGTTCCTGTAACCTTCCAGGATGTCTGCCGGCTCCTCTCCTTGATTCTTCCTTATTATGAGCCCCTTAATAACTATCGCTTTAAATATTTCATTCATCACACTGCACCTCCAATGATATCTGCCATAGCCACTGTAAGTTGGGCATTATCTGCCCTTAGCTGCTGGATCTCTTCCTTGTCAGTTGGCAATCTGTCAATTACTGTAACACCGTCAGCCTTAAGGAATACACCATTGATATACTTGTCATTCCTCTCACAAACGTACTGCATGCAATCAACGGCAAATGCAGTATCACCATATACAATCCTTGCAACCCTGTTTGCATCTTCATAGCTATATGCAACACAAACATCCCTGATTGTTTCATCATGCACCAATGCGTATACTTCATGTGCTACCATAATTTACATCCTCCTTACTTAATATAGTCTTAACAATATTACTCCTGAGCCACCGTATCCAACTGGTCCACAGTATGGTCTATATGATTGGTCACCATATGGTCTATTCTGGCCGCCGCCACCTCCACCAGTACCTGCTCCACCATTAGTAGCTGGATTTCCTCCTCCGCCAGCCCCTCCAACTCCGCCATAATAACCGGTCCAATAGTGTCCTTCTGATGAACTACCACTTTGCCAGTACCCACTACCGGAACCACCACCACCAGAATATAGTGTATTACCAGCTTCACCAAATGCTCTTGTGGTTCTACCCTGACCAGTTCCAGGATTTAATGTTTGTGATGCATATTCTCCAGTTCCTCCTCCAGGTCTACCATTCCCACCGTCTTGTCCACCACTACCACCATTTCGATAGGCATACCCCCATGCGTCACCGTCTCCGCCACCGCCGGAACCTCCATTTCCTCCCTGCACTCTTGAGGCGCCAACCACTATACCAGACTGTCCGCCACCAGCAGAGCAGATATTTCCAAATGAAGTTGCGGCGCAAGCACCACCTACAGTAGCGGCTATTTGTTGTCCAGGAGTTACATGTACACCTTTGGCAGTATTTGTATACCCACCACCGCCTCCAGCTCCGCCATGTAATGGGTTTGTTGATGAAAGATTTCTTGATACTTCACTGCCATTACCTCCACCCCCAACACAGAATACATCAATAGTGCTGAATCCATCTGGTATTGTATATACCTGTGTACCAGTAATTGTAATATTTTGCACTCCACCAGTGGCTACAGTTGCTTGCTTGATAGTTGCTGGGTCATATACCGGACTCCATATATCTCCAAAGCTTGTTGTTGCATATCCAAAACATGTAAAATAATATAAGGTATTGAGATTTGGCATATCCATAAATACCTGTGACCAACCACCCGGAGCTGTATTACTACCAACTCCAGCATATCCCGCGGCAAGGTTGGCATCAGGTTCATTCCATGCTGGATATCTGCCTGCCATACATTTAACGATAACCCCACCAAATGGTTTCCCTGGAGTGGGGTTTGGATTCTGCCATTTTACTAATACGCGCCGCCCAGAATACGGCGCTACACTAAAAGACATTATACTGTTGACCGTCATTCGTCCGATGCCCGGTTCGTCATTACTGTCCGATGTGACCGCAGTCTCTCCAGCCAGTACATGGTCCAGCGTGGCTGTGCACTCGTCACTTCCAGTTCCGCCTCCGCTCCCGCCTGTCATCAATATTTCTCCCATCTATCTTTACACTCCTTTCAAGCCTACGGTCATGTCAATCGTGGGCTTCTTATTGTAACATTTAAATGTTGCCTGTCCATCTGCCGTGTCTCCATCGTCAATCATCCCGAATGCTTTGTTATACGCTTTCACCTGCTCCGGTGTCGCTCCGTCCGCAATCACCTTTACCAGAATGGGGCTGTCCTCCGCTGTCAGCCCCTCTACTGATACAGTCTGGGTGTATGGAGCCGCCACACTCCATCCGGATACCGGAAGTGAGACGGAAACAACATGGTTCAGGGCGTTTACTGCCTTGTTGGTAAGATTAATGTCGTCTGGCCCGAAAACATCGCCTTCCTGACTATATACAGTCACATCCTGGATTTCCGACTTTCCTTCCCCATCCTGGCTTATCAGATACTTCCGGTTGCCCTCGAACACATCTGCCTTGTAATCTGTTTTTAATGCCATTCTTACCTCCTGTTTCCTATTACCCTCATGCCCAGCCTAAACGCCAGGCGCTGCTGGCCACTTACCATGCTGTCATACATATCCCCCAGGTCCTTGAGTATCTGTTCGATATCGTTTGCCTGATAGATACTGCCATACGTTATCTTCGCCGGGCTGGCTGGCGTACTGGCCTTGACATAGTAGGCTGAACGAAGCGCCTTTATGTTGCTCAGTAATCTGGTCATCTCTGTGTCGGTCCGAAAATCCTCCATCTTCCATTCTTTCGTTTGAATGATTACCCCCAGACGCTCTGCCAAAAGCGCACAGGCCTCCTCCACCCGGTTTAAACAAATATAATCCGCATAGACCTTATCCAGGTCTGCCGCAAGGTCTGCCGCTGTCCTGTCAGTAATCAATGTATCTAATACCGTACTCACCTCACTGTCACCTCCGCTGTAATCTTCCTTCGACTGAACTTAAAATCCAGCTTCGTGATATTGCCTGTCATTGTCCCCCGGAAACCAGTAGATACATTCACACGGTTTCCCAGCTCCTGGTCGTTGATGGCTGCCCGAAAGCTGATGATTTCATTGCTACTGTAATAGCTATATACCCTGTCCAGAACTTCCTGGGCATTAGCAGCTGTTACCAGAGTTGCCTCCTTAACTTCGGCAATGTTCTTATTCTGAGTAATCTTTGGGTTTTCTGTCAGTAGCATAGCTGTGCTGTGGTTATACTTAAGCCCGGTCAGTACCACCTCTTTACCTGTGCCAGTTATGCAGGCATAATTGTCTCCATGCTCCCCAAGGGTCCCGCCGGTAACAGACAGACTGTAGTAAGGTTCTGAAAACTCTATCTTCGTGTTGCCGTCCAGGGTCCCCTTATACAGTTGCGCGGATTCCGTTCCCTGGGTATAGCTGTGTACATACAGCCGGATGCCGGTTATGATGTCACTGTGTTCCACCGATAGTCCCAGCCGGATATCCCTGGCCGTAAACTCACCAGTGACCCCGGTCTGCTGTGGGTATATGTAAAGCTGCCGGTCGTAACTGGTATCTACCAGGGCACCGATTGCAAAGGCCAGTTGCTGCAGAGCCACGCGCTTGGTACATATTGGTAGGTACCCACTTACCCTCGCATCTACATAGGAGTCATCCAGGAAGTATGTGATACCCTCCCCGGCCATGATACTGGCCAGGATGTCTGATACCAGGGCATCGTCATACACACCGCCCATGAACTGGTTATTATCCAGAATTCCCACAGCATCCTGAGTCTCCACGGAATACCGCTTTGCCCCCAGCTGCTTCCCATCTTTCAGATAAAAAATCCCCATGATTGCCTCGTCAAAATATAGCGTCTGCTTCTGCCGTTTTTGAAACTCAAACGCATATTCTGACTTGCTGCGGATGGTGTAGTCCATGGTATTGATGCTTACCTCTTCGGATATCGGATTCAGCTCCATCAGACAGTTGATATCGTCAATCTCATTATCCTTGAACACACGGATGAGTCCCCAGGTTATCCCGGTCAGGAATACGTTCCGGTATGGCTTGCTGGTCTCCTGGAAGGTAATGACCACCTTGTTGTAATAATCTACGATTCCGTAGCAGAAATAGCTGCCAGCATCCGGATGGTAAATCCGGTCAGCCAGCAGGGTATCATCCCGGTACCATCTGATGTTGACCTTGCTGCAATAATCTCCAGAATAATCATTAAACGCCAAAGTTATCCCAACACTGGAATAATTCTGCCCGAACGTGAATATCAATGCTGGGGGATTCGCAAAAATTCCATTTCTGTCAGATATACTGTCACTTACGTATCCCATATCATCCAAGGCATCCGGTGCGTTGATATACCCTCCATCCATCTTGGCATATCTCGGGAGACACATGGCATAGTCCGGAAACTCCACACCTGCCTTCAGGTCCTGCAGGTCTACGTAATAATCCTTGTCATCCGATATGACCTCGTTATCCTCTGCAGCCCCCAAGGCAATGTCATCATAGACAATCTTAAGGCCACCGGCGTCTGTCATCCGCTGGTTCTTAAGCACCGACAGCCAGAGATAACGGTATGGACGGTTTGTCTCCAGGAAGGTAATCACCAGTTGGTTGAAGAGCGGTACCTTAGCCCGGCAGAAATATTCCACTCCATCCGGGCTGAAATCCTGTTCCTGGACCAGTCCGGAATCCTTGTACCAGGCAATCTTAAGTTTGCTGGCGTAATCCCCGGATGTCCGGTTGCATACCACAGATACACCATTGCTGGTCTTTAACCGGTCAAATGTCACTATAATCATTGGCGGTGTTTCAAAGACTCCCTCAGGGCCGCTGAGCGCCGTGCTGATATATCCCTTCTGCCCCTGCTCCACCATGTCCGGCGTATTACTATATGTGCCATCCATCTTGGCATATCTGGGCAAACAGTAAGCAAATGGAGGCATATTTTGTTCAAGGCTGGACAGGTCGTCCACAGATGAGTACGGCTGCTGTCCATTGGTCTCTACCCTTACATCCCACTTCACCGCTTACCGCCTCCTCTGTGGTTCCATTGCTGTAAAATTCAGGGACAGCCCATCCATACCCCATATGTTTTTACCGTTTCGTATCCGCAGCTTATCCTTACCCTGGCTGACGTAAGCCTGGAAGGTCAATGTCTCCTGGCCATAGGGAAAGGTCATCTCATGGCTCGCGTAGTTTGGGTCGGATATGATGTTGTAAAACGCATCATAGGATGCTAGGTCGTCCATCTTGGGGTAAATTTTCATTGTGTAGTTGTAGAAGGTACCTATGATGTCCCTGTCCATGTTGTAATCCATGGCACGTCCAGACTGCTCTGAATCCGTAACGGCAAAACTCCGTTCCAGCGAATCCTTCTCTACCTCAACGTTATAGGCCTTGCCGTCCATCAAAAATACACTACCCATATCAACCTCCTACAATTACCAGACTTACGCCCTTGCGCGCTGCCTCTTTGTCAAGTTCTGGTTTAAGCAACCGTACCATTGCCGCCAGACTCCCTGTCACTTTCAGTACAATCTGAATCGGCCTGTTACCCTCAGACTCCAAACGGCTTATCCTTTCATTCATCTCAGCAATCAAAGCGCTTAAAGTCTCCTCCTGGCCATATCCTGCCGTGTTCCTCATGCTTGCGGACATTTCACCTGCCCTTGGCGGCACAACGGTTCCGCTGGCCATCCTGGGCAGGTAGGATGCTGCGTTCGGGATGTTGATACCGATAGGCAGCTGCATCTCCACACCGTTAAACACATCCATGACACCATCCAGCCATTTCTGGACTATGCTTCGGGATGATGCCGCCATAGCACTAATGCCGTTATTAAATCCGCGCACCACATACTCCGCAATACCGTAAAACTCCTTGGACGGGGAATTGATGTCAAATTCTTCCTCCGCTGCTTCCATGGCCTCGCGGGCCCACTTCCTGATGGCGTTCTTGGCCATATACGCAAAGTCAGATATTCCATTGGCGAAACCTTCGTTGATGCGTCTGGCCATGCCGTAAAATGCCTTATACATCCCGCCGGTGCCCTCCGGGTCGCTATCGCCCCAGAACCATTCACGCACATTTTTAGCCCAGGTTTCCATTGGTGCCTGTGTTTCAACATGGCTTCCCTCAATTTTGACCTTGAATGCCTGGATAATAAGGTCCGCAAACTTCGCCCAGGATAACTCATTCACGCCCTGCACCTCATCCGCTCCCACGAACCACTTCCTGACATTCTCTGCCCAGGTCTCCATGACTGTCTGGGACTTCGTATAGTTCTTGCTGACCGAATTGTTAAATCCGGACAGGATACTTGTCGCCCACTGACGGGCCTCCGTGGAGTCCCCGGTGCTGATTCCAAACTTGTTGGCAAACCAGCTGGCTACGCCGGACGCCCAGGACTGTATCACGCCCTGGGAAGCTGCCTGCTCATTTGTCACACCCTGGTTAAACCCGGCCACGGTGTTGGAACCTATGCCGGACAGCACTGTTGATGGGCTGTGGATTCCCAGCAGGCTCTTGATACCATTCACGAACGGGTCTGTGATGTTGGCCTTTATGAAGCCAACCGGGTTGGAGAAGAACTCCTTGACGCCGTTGCAGAATCCATCCCAAAGATACTGCCCCATCCCGGCCATGACCGTTGACGGGCTATGGATGCCAAACCCTGCCTTCACACCGTTTACAAACGGGTCTACGACATTGGTCTTAATCCAAGTGACCACGCCCTTGGCAGCGTCTGTTATGCCCTTAAGCATGCCCTCCCACACATTGCCGCCGCACTCCTCTATCTTGCCGTTAAAGTAGTCCTTCGCCGCCGCGAACCCGTCCGCTATCAGGGTCCCAATGAAGTTAGCCAGAGCACCAAAGGCAACACCCAGAGCAGAGTACAACAACGTGTAAATCTTCCCCGCAAGACCAATCCAGTCCACTGCCTCAATGCAGTCAACAATGCCCTGCACGAAGGATGCCCAGTCAGTCTCCTGTACCACGGTAATCAAAAAGTCCAGGATACCAATGACAAATGTGCTCAAGGCCTCTCCGGCCTGCGCCCACTGGAATGTCTGGAAAAATGTGCTGATGCCTGTTGCCACCTTATTGCCAAACTCCGTCCAGTCAAACGTGGATGCAAATTCCAGGAGCAGAGCGAAAGCCCCGTTAAGCCCCGCAGCTATAAGATATCCAAACTGTACCCAGTCTATTGCCCCCGCAATGCCCATGAGGCAGGTAGCAAGGGCAGCCCCGATAGCTCCCCAGTCAGTCCCAACGATAAATCCCAGCAGACCGGATATCTGCGCCTGGAAATAAGCCCCAATAGTAGCTCCCACAAGTCCCCACTCTACCGTATTAACCATTCCCATAAGACTTTGCGATAGAGCATTTCCCAGCATGAACCAGTCAATCTGCGTGAGTAACAGATATAGGGTATTGGCCAGGGTGTTGATGCCGGTACCAAACATGATGCCGATGGCATACCAGTCAATCGTTGCAACCAGGCTGTTGAACATGGTCGTGAAGGCTGTCACGAATGCAGTTATCTGCGCCCCAATGTTATCCCAGCTGATAAACTGTGTGAAACTCTGTACTGCTTCATTGATTTTCTGGCCAATCAACTGGCCGATTCCTTCCCAATCCCCAGCTGCGAACATCTCCTTCAGCCGGTTGGCAAAATCGCTGATTCCCTTGTCTATACCGACAGTCTCAAACATATCTGATGGGCTGGCTCCGCCTCCTCCGCCTCCGGATGCATCCGCGCCCTGCTGCTGTATCTGTACAAGGTCATCAAATGGAGCCAGGGCTTTCTTGGCCTCTTTACCGGCTGCACTCGCAGCCCCTCCTGTCTTTTTAAGACTGGCTGCATAATCTTCATTGGCCTTTTTGGCCCGGATGTATGTACTCCCGCCTCCCAATGCAGAAAAGAACTGGTTGATATAACTCACCGCTGTAGCCAGCAGGTTAATCAGAGTATTAAGTACCGGAGCCACATAGGACAGAATGGGTGCGAACGCCGCCGCAAAACTATTTTTAAGGTAGGTCATGTTGGTCATCAGTCCGGACATGGACTGGTTCGCGCTGTCCGAATACTGCACCAGGTTCTGCATACCCTCCTTAACTCCTTGGATGGCCGCCCTCATCGCCATGCGGATAAGCATGAGCTTAAACATATTTGATAGTTTCAGGATGCTCTTGCTGACGTTGTTGGAAGACTTCCCCAGGCCCTTCAAGCTGGATACTGCCTGTTTAGCCTTATTGGCCAGACCTCGACCAATACTTTTTGCAAAATTACCAACCGCGCTTGCAGCTTTTAAAAATGCGGATTGGATTGTTTTGGAAAACTTTCTTGTTTCATGTCCGGTATCCGTCAGTAATTTCTGATAATCCTTTAATTCTGAATTAATCTGGGCGATTTCAGCAGCATTACTGTCGTACTCCTGATGCCCCAGACCAATACCTGATGACTGCAGCTCCTTCTGGCGTGCTTTCAGTTCCTGCAGACGCTTGTTCAGGTCAACAATCCTCTGGCTGCTTACCTGGGCATTCTCCGCAATCTCCCTCAGCCTGATTGCCTCATCCGCCGCACTGCCTTCCTTTTCAATCAGTTCTATCAAGCGCTGTTTCTGTACATATAGGCGGTTATTCAGTCCATCAAGTGCGGCAGCCTTCTTTTCATACGAGGCGCTTTCCTGTCCGGAGGTAAATGCCCGGTCGCGGTCCACAGTGTCCTGCAGCTCGGCTTTGTATGTATCCAGCTTCCTGGTTGTTTCGTCAATATCATACTGCAGGCTCTTCCATCGGGATGAGTTATGCTTTACGCCCTGGCTCTCCATTTTAGCCTGTCTGTCCAGAAGTCCATCCAGTTTAAGCTGGGTCTTTTCCACCAGGCCAGACAGTTCCCTATATTCTTCTGTCGGGACGCTTGTTCCCTCCATCTTTTCCATTTCAGACACAAGACTCCGTATCTTCTCTTCGGTCTGTACAATTTGGTTCTCAAGGGATGAAATCCTGGTAGATTTGTTGAACGCCTCATTCGCACTTTGACCAGCCGCTTCAAGTGCTTTTGCGCACCGGTCAGCTGCCTTCCTTATGGAACTTACCCCATCCTCGAAGCCATCCGTATTTATTTTTGTATCAAATCTCAGACTGCCATCTGCTGCCATACAATCACCTCCTGTCCAGGCATAAAAATAAGACGCCCGTCTAGCGTCTTAACCCAATAAGTTATTCCAATAATCAATCTCCGCCTGTTCCTCTTCGGTATACCGTTTCCGGATGTCGCAGAGTTTCTTGTTGTTGCGGTAAAACTCCTGTTCCCACTTCTCCAGCTTCTTACCCTTGGCTTTCTTCTGCCTGATGCCCAGAACCGTGGAAAAGGTACCCTCTTCTATCTCCATGAAATATCCAGAAAAGGTCCACCAGTGGATGTATGGGGCCGCCCTGGTTTCCATCCCCGCAACCTTATTGATTGCCGGGAACAAAATGGGCTCATCCTGCTCCCAGTCCATCACCTTCCGGGCCGGCTTCTTATCGTCCTCCTCCTGGCCGCAGTCCACGAACCACTTGGCCTGTAGGATAGCTTCCTCCAGATATTCCTGAGGTATCTGCCCAAATCCATCCCTGTATAACCGTTTCATGAGGATTTCCAGCTTCTCCGGGGCCGAAAGCTCCGGGTCGGAACAGGCAGCCAGGAAAACAAGTATGTTCCGGTAATCTGTTTCAATGGGATATCTTACCCCGCCCACATCAAGGCTGGTTGGTAACCGGCCAATCATTTTTCTATATCCTCCAGATACTTCATGGACTTTTCTCGGTTCTTTCTACTGTATTCCTCGACAGCTGGCCGCATCAGCACAAGCAGGCCATCCAGTACCCCTTCATACAGGTATTTCTGGCCAACAATACATAAAGGGGATTGCCCCGCGAAAATCGTGTCATATACATCTGACAGGAAGATGCCGTTGAACGCCTTACGCATCTCCCCGGAGAACTCAGCCACGTATGCACCGTCCCTTTCCATATCGCTTTTAGGGGTCCCGTCCGGGTTCAGTTCTATACCCTCCGGGGGACTGTAATCCTTGAAATGTCTTTGCACATCCAGCACGCGGTTGATGATTTCCGGGTCCGCCGGGTTAAACCGGATAATCCGGGTCGGGTCGTCATTTACCGCAAAGCTCTCATAGCCGTCATCAAATAACAGACTCTTCATTTTTTTCGCCATCTGATATTACCTCCTCTTCTTTGACTGCCAGCGGCACAGAATCGGCCGCCGGCATTGCTCTTCATGCATCTGCTGTAAACGTCTTTGTCGCAAGTACAAACTTACCCTTAACCCGGTTTCCGGTGTGGTGCACGTTGAATGGAATCTGGTACCCTGTAGTATCTCCGCCATAGCTGGATACCTCAATGATTGCATCCTCTTTGTAAGCCACGTATGTGCCGTCTGCCGCCTCAACCGGGTCCCACAGATGAACCTCCACCACACTGGTTTTTAAATCATCCAGCGTCTGACGCTCATCCACAATCCCCTGCAAGCGGTCAAACAATGGCTCCCCAATCTCGGCATAGTACGGGTCTGTGGATGCCTGGGGCTGGTAGCTGTCCAGGTTTACGGACGTCTCCCCCCATATGTTGTTCCTTGTCTCCACGTTGGCGTTCATCTCCACGATGTACTCCTCCAGGTCCTTCCCCAGGCGGCTATAATCAGCCTTATTGGCGGATGGGAGGGCTGCATCGATATAATGTGCCATCCATTTCCTTTTAATCTTTCCAGCCGCAGGGATTAATTCCGCAAACAGCTGTAACTGCATTTTATGCATGGTTATACCTCGCTTTCTATTTTGTAGGTCACCTGTATCTGTATCTGGTACAGGATTCCATCGTTAACTGTCTCTCCCATGGGCTGCATGGCCATTGCGTTGGATGTGATTGCCTTCAGGAACCTTGCTTCCAGCTCCTGTCCTCCGATATTGGCAGTAAGGCCACCCTCTTCGGGCAGCTGCTCCAGCCAGTACCCCAGCTCCAACAAAAAATTGCTATTGGCCAGCCGGCAGTAATCCGTAAAGGACGGTACCACTGCGTACATAGCAAAGTTGTGGCGCCGGGTCTGGTTCCCCAGCATGTCCTCCTTGACAAGGCTGTCCCCATTGCTGGACAGGCCATAACTGGAGCCCGGCTCCGTGAAATCCACATGGATATCTCCATCAACCAGGAACTCCGATATCTTCGGATACTCTGTCAGTTTCTGGCGCATAAAATCTATGATTGTCATACCTTCCCTCCTCTATTTACCAGGGCTTGGGCCGCCTGCAGTATATCATCCTTATGGTCGGCCTTCATGCGGTCAAACCACTTCTTGCCCCGCATAGGGGCGCCGGCATAGGTCAACTCCCGGTCTGTGGGAACCTTGATTTCATTCTCTTTGGCCCAAGCACTACCCGTTGTCGGGGACACGTATAAAATGCCCTCATGCAAATAATGCGCATAAGGACCAGGTATGTCAATCTGGCCGGAGCCAATTACCGTAGCCATGACCATCATATGCTCCAGCTCCCCTGCCTGTCTGCGCGGCATGTAGTCGCTCATATACCGCATGGCCTCACTGTCTACCAGTTTCTGCACGGGCCCTTCAGGTTGTAAGCCGTGGTTTCTTTTGATGGTTTCCGCAGTGCTGATGTTGAATTCCACCTTCATAGTCTCATCTCCTACTTACAAGCCAGCTCATAATGCTGCACGGACTCGCTGCCATACAGCCGTTCATCTACCGTGACCACTGTCAGGAATCCATGGGCCGCCTTAAGGGCCGTCAAAGACTTCGACATGGCCTCCTGGCTGCTGCAGTCTATCTCATCCTCAATGATGCCCTTGACAGCCAGGTCCTTACCCTGTGTCAGTTTTATGGGACCGTCCAGACTTTCCAGTGGGATGACCAGGAGGACGGATGTGCCGTCCCGCTGGCCAGTCTTAAGATAGGTGGACTGCCTCACATCCTCCCAGTACACGCCCTCTATGGACATCCTGGTGTACTTCTCCACCTTCCCATCCTTGCTGTACAAGTACAGCGTCACATCTGCATTGGTATACATATCACACCCCCTGGTAACACAGGCCGGTATCTTCCAGCCATTTCATGACAATGCTACGCTGTTCCTTGGCTGTGGCCTGCGCCGATTCTTGTACGCTTCCGAAGCTGACCGAATAAGTCCCAATCTTCTCAGATACCTTCCCTCCAGATTCCTTCTGCTGTTTCTCTCTGCAGTACTCAGACTCGGCCAGTTCACAGCAGCACATCTGTACCTCATCTGGGATTTCTACCACATCCTTCAGGCGGTTGAATGTATACCGGTCAATGACCTGGCTGGCTGACCTGACATAAAAATGGAAGCCAGTTGTGATGACCGGCTTCCTCCCCTTCAGGTAATCGTTGATATAGTACATTTCATCTGCGTAAGCCTGCATCGTTTTGGCCTCCTTACTACTTAACCAGGGTTACATCCTTTGTCACTGCCACATCTGCTACGGTCACGTTCTCGGTAACCTGGCTGTAGCCTGACTTCTTAATCTTCGCTGGATATGTCCCTGCCCGCAGGTTGAACTCCGCCACGCCGGACGCGTCTGTCTTAACCCTGGAACCATTCACGTCTACAATTGCCCCATCAATAGCTGCTGGGGTTTCGGCGTTGTCCTTAACCGTAAAGGTAACCTTCTGGGTAACAGCTGGGCTTGTCGGCTCCAGGTATGCAAATGGACAGCCTACGCGGTCCTCGTCCATCCTGGTTGCCGGGTTAGGCAGTGCCCACCCCATCCGAAATACGATACGCAGGGCAACCATATCCTGCTGCGCCAGGTTGTAGACGATTTCCTTCGTTGTCGGGTCCTGGATGACGCCCTGGTCAAGAATCTTCACCGTCACATCCTGGCGGATGGAATATACCGCCTGCTTGAAATCGCCCACAATCAGCTGCGCAATGGTGTTGTCATAGGCGCCGTTCTGCGGAAAGTACATGGGCGCCCCATCCAGCGCGTAATTCGTGGAACCCTGCATATCAGATTTGAAGATGAGACTGCCGTCCTCTGCGCGAATGCCCCTCAGTTTTGCCCTCATGGTCATGGCAGCCAGCGCACCGGTTGCCATAAACCCATCTTCCTCAACCTTGGAAATGACGCCGCCCTCACCCAGGAGCAGGTTATAATAATCCGGACTGGAACCTACAGCCACGTTATTACCCGCCTGCCTGGCCAGCGTGATGATGTCATTCTGCCAGTTACGCGGGCGGTTCACGCCGAAAATAATCGCACTGTCCACGCGCTGGCCAATTGCCTCGTTGACCCGCGGTGTAATCTCACCGAAAATGTCGAACTCTGCATCATCCAGAACTGCCTCAGGAATCGGCACGATGACTGCCAGCTCCGCAGCCTCAATGAATACGTTATCCCAGGCCTGCCTGGTGGTCTGTTTCATCCCGGTATCACCGTCCACCCAATATGCAGTCGGCAGGAAGTCAAGCACCCGCATCCGGGTCTGGTTACTTGTCATGTTCGGCAGCTTCCGTGCCAGGGACATGAATGTGGACTGCTTCGGTGCATCCTGGAAAATGGTTGATATGACCTGTTCGCGGATGATGGCCTCCGCGTCGGCCCTGCTTGTAATATTTACTGGCATAATTTACCTCCTTATTCTCTGCCCAGAATACTTCTCAGGGCATTGTTTGCTTGTGTCCTTGTGTCATCTGTTTTCTCACCACCAGGCCCAGGAGTAGGCGCAACCACCCGGGGAATACTGACGTCCTGAAACAGATAACCCTTATCCTTCTTAACGGCTTCCAAGGCAGCCTTGATATCTGTTTCCTGGTTCTTGCTCCCCTTGAGTTTCTCCACATCCAAAAAGGGCATAACTGCCTTAATATCCCTGGGCTTAAACCCTTCTGCGGTAGTCTTCAGCAGGTCGTTAAAATCCCGCTCTGCCAGCTGCTTCTGGTACTCGGCGTCCTTGTTGGCCAAGTCTGTGGTCAAGGTCTGTATCTTCCCCTGAAGTTCCGATATATTGACCCCCTCAAAGCTCTTAAGGGTAGACTGCGCCGTGGAAAGCTGGGTCTTGTATGTATCCCTCTCCTGCTTGACAGCTTCAATGTCATTCCCGTTCTCAGCCATGATGCTGTCCACCTGCTCCTTGGCCAGGCCCATGTCCTCTAAAAATTTACGTTTCATACTGCTCCTTTCTCACTACGCTTTTCTACGGGGTCGCGTCCCTTGTGGTGGTAGTTTTACGCCGTTCCGGGCAAATTTGGGTATAAAAATACCACCTGCCATTTACTGACCGATGGTGTTTATCTTAATATTCTACTATACAATCCGTTTTCTGGTGGTTCTTCGTAAACTTTATCATCTTTCCTTTCTAAAAAGGTATATCCTGGAGCACACTCGACCCCGGGCTCTGCTTTTACCATCACCTCTAATGGGACTCCTTGTGGAAACGCCTGACAGCAAACTTTACTTTTGTTGTTATCCAAATAATATTGGCAAAAATCACAATTTGGCAATTTCAGCATTAACTTTTCCACCTCCCAATATATTTATTAACAAGCATTCTGGCCTTCAATGGTACCTTTTCTCCGTTTTGCATTTTTACAAAAGCTTCTGCCAGCGATTCCGTTCCATCTTTACATTTATCAGCATATCCTGAAATGCCCGGTATGAACGGTATTTTTTCTTTTAGTGCCTGATATTCTTCGTAGGTATTACATCCCTGAAAGGTCATCACGTGAGCCAATTCATGTTTAACGCTATCTTCCAGATTTCTAGCAGCAAGATAGCCTGAACCATATCCTTCTCCTATCCTTTTGTCAATACCAGTATAATCAATATCCCTGTTAATTACCAGTGCCATTTTTAGGTTCTTTCCGTCCATGTATGGACCAGAAATGAAATATGTTCCCTTTTCTTTCACTCCCATTGATTCTACTGATATTTCCCCAATCCGGATGTCATATTTTTTCTGCATTACCGTTATGGTTTTTTCAATGCGGATACGTTCATCTTCTGTCATCCCTTTGACTGACATAATCTCATCTGGAAGTTTTATACGGTTTTTATCCAATAGCCTGCCATCGGTCAGTTTTGGAATCTTCAGTCTCTCCCGCTGTTGCCGCAGGCCCATCTCCTTAGAAAAATCCACATAAGTCTTATTGGTCAACCTCAGCCGGCACTTAGCCGCCGTAATATCCTCCTTATCTGCTCCGGCCTTTTCCAAAAGCTCCACATCCTGCTTCTGCTTCCGGATAGTACGCTCCAGTCGGCGCTGATACTGCAGGGCCGAATAGGTGTCGTACTCTCTGCCATGAAAAGGTTTCTTCTCATTTTCCCGTTGGTTCTGCTCCGCCAGCCACTCATCCGTGTACTTACGTTTGGATATACCTGGGATGAATACGAAGGCTATATGGTAGCAGTTGATTCCCCCAAAACCTAACATCTGTCCTTTTCCACAGATTGTCCGCATCTCCTCCGAAGAATACACGCGACCCTGCCACGATTGATGATTGAGATATCCGGTCCCGGTGTTCCTGGCGCCCATGTGCCAGTCTACTTCACAGTAATCTGTCTGTAGTTCCTCCATGTTCTTTTCGTTGACTTTATCCGTCATCTGGGCCACACCGGTCATTACCGCACGCCTGGCTGCCACCTCGATGCGGTCAGACTTCCCGGATGCATAATCCACTGTCCGGATGCCGCTGGCCGTCATCTCGTCAATCACCTCACCTATAGCCTGGCTATATGTCCTGGTGCCAGTGGTGATTCCCAGCATGGCCTTGTCCAGACTGCGCTCCAGGTATTCGGACATCGGTGTAAACACTTTCCTGCCGCCGCCCATCGGCACGTTGAAGCCCGTGGTCTGGGTAATGTTTTCCAAGGGCCTCAGACTGTCCTTAGTCTGCCTCCTGGCAGCGTCCACAACCTGCCGGAGCCATTGGTTATCCTTATAAGACAGATAGTCCCTGCCGGCAGCCTCATAGATTGCTTTATTGCGGATATAATCAGACCGCGCTGCCTGCTCATAGATGTCATCCACCTGCAGGTCCGTCTTTTCCAGGGCCTTGCCAATCATCTGTCTGATGCTGCTACGGCTCTTACCAATGGCATCCATCCTGACCAGCAGCCAGTCAATGACTGGAGTAATCTGTGCGGCCTCCTTGATGCGCTGTATGATTTCATCCATGATAGACAGTTCAAGGTCCGTCATGGTGCGTTCTAATGGCTTTGGCAGTTTTTCCAATTCCTCAGGCGTCATGGCATCACTCCTCTGTCAATACAAAAGAAAAAACACACCGCCGGAACAATGTGTTTTTACTCTGCTATTATTTTTTCTTAACTGGTCTTTCAAACGCATCTTCTACAGACATCCCTCGTCTTAATCTATTACTAAGTGTGGATGGAGCGATTTTTAATACATCTGCCCAATCTGTTAAGGCTTTCGTTTTCCCCTTGTACTCTACAAAATACGTATTCCGCCGATTATTAGTTTGTTCCCTTGCTGTTGCCCACCTGCAATTTGATGGTTCATAATTCTTATTTCCGTCAATTCTGTCTATGGAAAGATTCTCTTTATATCCATTACATAATGCCCAATTCATGAATAATTCAAAACCACTTTCCCATTCAGCACAAACTCTAATTCCTTTATCATAATAATTATGGATTTCATGTTTAGGACAAGATGGACTACATCGTTGCTTCATCCTCTGCCAAATATGATATAATCTAGTATTCCACATACCATGTTTTTGAATTTTCTTTCCCGTTTCTTTAGCTGTTACTTCTGCTCTGAAACACCCGCAGGATATAGTTTTTCCATATCGCAAATGGTCTGAACGAACATTCCTTTCAGTTCCACAATCACATTTGCATCTCCACATCACCCCTTTTTCGTATCCAACATATTCAAGAACTGTCCATCGTCCAAAGCGTTGCCCTGTCAAATCTATCATCTTACCCATTCACAGCACCGCCCTTCTCCATTTCTGCTTTGGTGGCTTTCATACCCTGCATATAGCCAAACCGAAATCCATAACAAATTAAATCGTAGAAATCTCGACTTGCTTTTCTTATATCCTCTATATTCTCTGTACACATATCATAATTATTATTGATTCGTCCAATAGATTTCTCAATTAACTGCATGGTTTTCTTTACTCTTGCCATAATAAAAACTCCTTTCAAAATTAGGTTCTTGAAAGAAGTCTCAATCCATGATATGATATTTCATGGAAGGAAACTTCTAAGTGTCAATAAGGGATTCCAAACTTTGGTAGGGGCGGAATTCCTTATTTTTTTATTTCTTCACTGATTTTTTCATCAAGCCATTCTTTTTTTGTCTGTTTTTTCATGTGAAGTTTATTTTCAAAAGCCTCCATTTTCTCTCTTTCAACTTCAACATGGAACGCTTTGTATTTCTCGCGGCGTTCTTTGAAATAATCAGCTCTGCTATGTTCAGCTATCGTTCTCACCTCCTGTTGCATGTAACAGTTATATCATGTTACATGCAACAAGTCAAGCGCTTTTTATTCGTCTACCAATGCGGGGTCAGGTATCATTGCTTTTGCCTGTTCTTCCGTTTCCCCCATCCATTTCATTCTATACTCCCACAGATTGAGTGCCCCCATAGCCACATCTGCCCGGTCAGTCTGCCGTTCAGTCTCGGCATCCATTATCACGCTGTCATCCCAGTCAGATGATACCTCATAATCACTTCCGGCTGGAATAAGCCCATACAGTGCCGCCCAGAAGCCCATGGCATACACCAGGTCCTCCAGGGCATCCTGTAATGCCATCTGGGTATCGGACACCATCACATAGGAGCGCTGCCGGCTGGTTTTAATCTCAGTGGCGGTCTTATCCACGCTCTGCGGGTCCGACAAAGTACCGTAAGCCAGGTTACAGTTGAATTCCACCAGTTTTAGCTGGTTGTTGAATCCATTAAATAAAGCTGTATCTCGAATCTCTGGGCTGAATGTATCAATGAATGGCTTATCTGCAGCTCCAGTATTATATTCCACATCCCGGTATAACCGCTCGTGACCTCCAGGGTACTCAAACTTATCCCGGGCCTGGTTGTACTTAAGCAACGATGACGCTATATGCACGGCCAGCTGTGTACCCTCATACTCCCAGCAGATATTGGAATACCGGCGGTCCGCTTCCCGGATGAGCCCGATGGCCCTGGAGTACACGGATACCCCCAGGGGGCTGTCAGAATCATCCGCATTGGCCAGAGGGACCTTAAAGTATCCGAACAGCAACCGGTCCGCACCCTCCAGGGACAGTTCCGGAACCAGTTCCGACCATCTGTCAATGGAGCTTACAGTCACCTCACTGCCAAGGCTGTAATCATTGGTGGCCACAAACGCACGGTTGGTGATGTGTACCCGGCTCCCCTGCAGCGTGTGTATCTCCAGCCTGGTATATATCTTCTGCCCTTTACGGAACTGCTCCGTGAACACACACTGTATAATCCGTCCGGAACTGTCAAAAGACAATGGGAAGAAACAGTCCGCCTGTACAAACTGTACCTCAATCCCCTGCCGAGTGATGTACGGCTTCATGACCAAGCCACCTTTCGCGCAGCCGTACTCCACATACCGGCGCAGGTCCTTAAGCACCTTACGCTGATATTGTCCATTCAGGTAATCCGCCGCTGGCCCACCTGTCACCTCTGACTTAAGTTCCAGCGTCACCAGACGCGCAATCTCAGAGGCGATGGCCGGGGCAAGGCTGGCACTGAGCACATCCTTTCCATTGACCCACGGGGACCGGTTCTCGTACATTCTTGTCCACAGTTCAATCCGGTCCGCCATCTGGGATGTCAGGCACACATCCACCTGCGTGTCCGCATCCTTATTCAAGACATTCGTAATTAAGTCCAACATCTTGGTGAATCTCATCTTCCCCTCACCTCCTATCCATACTTTATGAGTCTGCTAATCTGCCGTTCAAATGTATACTCAAAGCTGTCCAGGCTGTCAATATCGCTTGTACCATCATCTAACCGGACGTTCTTCGTCAATTCCTTTGGGTCCCACACCGCTGTACTTAGGGCATCCACAAGGCTCTGACACTCTCCCCGGACATAGTAAAAACGCCCCTGCGCCATCAGTATGGCGGTGGCGTTAATCCTGTCATTAATTTCAGTTTTCAGTGCATTTTCTACACGCACCCATCCAAATCCATGTTTACGCAGACTACTTCGGATGCCAGATATCAGCGTCTGCTCTGCACTGTCTGCATAGACCGTTGTAATGTACCCGTACCTGCTGATAATCTTCTGGCAGAAGTTACAGAACATGGTCCCCAGCATTTCTGGGTCAATCTCTATCTGGTTCCCCTTCTCGTCCTTGCAGCCAATCCATTCCGATGCCAGGACAGCTACGTTATGGTATCCCCTGGTGATGGCTGTGGCCGTGAAAGCATGGCCGGAACCACTGCCGCCAAAGTCAATCCCCAGGATAATCTCCATGATATCCTTGGGCTTATCAGACAGGCGGAACGTGTATTGCTTGGTACTTGTATCATCCGCAAACCGGCGGTAGATGAGCCCATTGGCCACCACACGCATCCCCTTGATGTCCCGCAGGTACCAGATGCTGTTCTTGTCGTACCTGCTCTCAACCTCCCTCAGACGCTCCTGGGAGATGTTGATGTTGTCATAGATGGTACAGTGCATGTAGTTGTATCCGCCAGGGAAGTCACCCACATCGGCCTGGGCCTGGTACTTATCTATGTAATCTGAGTAGATTGGCGCACGCGGATTGTCCGGGTTAAGGTCCCAGAACACTTTCAACCGACGGGCAGCCAGCTGACGGTTGAATGCCTCCTTGATGGTGTTGTCATGATGCAGGTTGATTTCCGTTGCAATCCACATGCCATAGGAGTTTCCACGGATTTTCTTATAGCTGTCTTCCTTGGCGGCGCCAGCAAAGATGATTATCCTTTGCTTCCACCTGGTATCCGGACCCTTGACAAACAGAGCTTCGTTATCCTTGTACTTCCCCCAATGGCACTGTCCCCGGAATATCCATTCAAGCCCAAAGCCATTGGCATCCCCAATGTTAAGCTTTGCATTGGCCATCGTGGAACCGGTAGCCAGGTGAATACGGTCCGGTGTAGTCTTAAGCTCATGTGCAAAGGCAAACACGTTGTCAACCGTCTTGCCTGCACGGACGGCCCCCTCGGCCACGTTATACATGTTGGCCTCGCACTTGCGGATGTACTCCTTATGCTTTTCAGAGAAATTAAAAGGAATGGTCCTTTTCCTGGTGAACCGATTAGCTACTGCCATAGATATCCCCCTCTATCCCGTCCATATCCTCCAGCTCCTGGTTGTTCCCAGTAAGCTTATCTGTCTGGGCCCTCATCTGTGCTATCCGCGCCTTCTGCTCCTCGCTGGCCAGTTCCCAGTTTTTATGCAGGAGTTCATCATACTGTTTGATAAGCCCCTCCAGCGTCTTCTGGGCCCGGGCCTGCGCCTGCAGGAAGTTGCCCTGCTTGTCCCAGGCCTGCTGCACCTCCCAACGCTCCTCCGTGACTGTCTCGCCGTCCTTCTGGCCTATCTTAGTGATGGTCACATCCTTCTGGTCCCTCACATACATGATGGACTGTGCCCGGATGATGGCAGCATAGGCTATCTGCACCTGGTCCCAAAGGATGTCCAGCGGGTCCGTGGGCATCTCCTGGATAATGGAAACGGTCTCCTCAGGTAGGTACTTACTAAAGAAACCGTATTTTTCTGCGTTCTTATTCTGTTTCGGCGCCCCATGGCCAACAGCATTTTGATTACCTACAGGAGCCCCTTTATGATTAGTAACGTTACCTTTTGCATTTGGTAACGTTACTTTATCCCACTTATCTTGATTTTTCCATTTACGAATCTGTTCTTCTGATACCTGCAACTCAGCAGCTATATCTTTCAACTGGCGTTTCCGCCCACTGTCCAGCCATAGCTGCAGTGCTTTGTCCCTGTTAGGGCTCCTGGGTCTTGGCATAATCACCACCTCTTGTTATGGCATAATAAAAGCACCTGCAGGTATCCGCAGATGCAAAAAATCTTATAAATATCTATATTTTGCTTGACATATACGTACGTATATGCTATAATTAAATCATAGAAAGGAGGTGATACGGAATGGATAAACAAATAGGCAAGCTAATAAAAGTGGTTCGAGCACTTACACAGCTTGCCTTAGAAATTGGAACTCTCATAGCAGTCATTAAAATGATTGTAGAGAGTATCCGCTAACCAAAGGGGAGGGAAACCTCCCCACCTAAAATATAACACATATCCATTCTAAAAACAATATGAGAAGAAATGTAAAAAACCTATTCCATCTTATTGTTTCCATCCTTTGGCTAATTATCATTGTCATTGGTTTAATCAAACTCTTATTTTAAGGAGGCCTATCATGCCAGAAGAAAAGAAATATGCGTCTCAGCAAAAACACCTGCGCACCAAATATGTTCGTTTCCCTCTCGACCTAAAGCCTGATGTCCTAGAGGCATTCAAAGCCAAATGCGACGAGCTAGGAACCACTCCCACAACGGAAATCAAAAAATTTATAAACACTTTCATTTCTGAGGATGAGGCGGCCGATTAGGCTGCCTTTTCTTTGTTTGTTTTGGGGTATGAAAAGGGCCGTCCGGAGGCGGCCCCTCAAAGTTCTACAAGCTTCCCCCATCCAATATAAGGGTATCAACTTCCGCCGGATCATCTTTCTGAGAACTTCTCATTTCGAGAATAAGTCCCCCTCCAACATTTATATATTGATAATTAATGTCTGGAAATCTAAAAATTTCTGATTCTCTATCTGGCCTATCTAAAAGCTGTTGATTTTTTACTATCTCTTTTAAATAGAGCAATTCCAATAAACACAATGCCGATAATGCATACATTACAACCTTCATATTTGCAAACTTGAATTTTTCTACACGACCGTGCTTTATTTGGTTATACGCATCCCACCAAAACAAACTTTGTGACGGTTGGGCCTGTAGCCACGTTTCAAACGGTTTAAACTCAAAATTATAACATCTTACTCGATATGTTGTAATGTTTGGTATTTTATGGACAATTATTGGATAATAATCAGCTATTGTTTTGCGTGCGCTTTGAGAAATATTGCATATTACTTTCATCAATACATCAATTTCCGATCCAATTGCCTGAAGCTGATTTACATATTCAAGTGAATATACTTCCTCATTATCCTCTACTGGTTCTATATATCTTGTAGATTGAATAAATCTTTCTTCCAGCATAAGATAATACATCCAATAGTTTCTCATAAAACTTTTTCTATCCATTGAATCCTCCCCAACTTTTTCTTCCATCATACATCAAAATCCGACAAAAGAAAAGCCCCCGCCGCACTGGCAGGGACTAATCCAAAGGAGAAAATCAATCTATGTATCTGGAAAACGTCACGGGGGATAAAACCAGATACCTCACCGCTTGCATACCCTGCGGCATTGTCCCGTGAAAGTACAGGTCTGTCTTATGAGGGATTACACAATACCGGTTAGTCAGCCACCAGGCTATGATACCTAGCGGCCGTTGCTTATAATGGGGGAGGATTGAAAGCGGCTTTTACACCACTTCCAGCTTAAATATTACCACATAAAAACCGCCAAAACCGCCGTTTTTATAATTTGTCTAAAAATCTATCATGTTTCTGCCTGCAACTGCTATCTGTATAACACCGGTTCTTGCTCTGATATATCCGGTTCATGCCGTGCGCCACCTGTATCCAGGTCATGTCCTCCACATAATACAGAGTCATTATATTGCGTATCTCAATATCATCCAAACCGGATATGTACTCCTCCACCTGTGTCTGAAGCTCCAGAAGCTCTTGTTCCTCTCGCATCAAATTGCTATACTGCTTCTCATATTCTCTTTTGGCTCTGTCATGTTCAGGAACTGGGTATCCCGTAATCCTCACAGTTGCCAGCGATTTCTTTCCCCTCTTTCCGCAGGACACGGAATCCGATACCCGTACTCCCTTCTGCTCCAGCTTCTCAAGCCTACGGCGCTTCTTCTCCGTCTGTTCCCGCACCAGCCTTATCCTGGCCCTGGCATCCGCATACACCACTAGAATGTCTTTGTCCATCGGCATCACCTCCTCCCGCATCCAGATACGGACATGACCAGCACCCGTACCGTATCCTGCCCTTGTTGGTCCTCTGGCCATCACACCCGTGACGCCCGTTGTCTATGTAGCAGTGTCTCATGATACCGTATCACTCCCTTCGGCGGCCGGCGCAACTCCGGAACTGGACACAGGCTGGTATACATGTAGGCCGGCGCCGTCCGGATGCGCTCCTTTACGGCCTCGTCTGCCTGGGCCGCCAGAGCCTTGCTGCGGTCGATGCGGTTGACCTTGGACTGCTTACTGCCTCTTATCCTCAATCGGACACCTCCCTTTATATTGAAAATATCAGTGTTATTGCAATTTTTATCACAATATGTTAATATATAAACGTTATCGGTTTAGGCAGTGGTAGACCCTACATGGTTCGAATCCATGCACTTAGCTAATACATTTCCTATTTTTGTTTTCCTTGTTATCGCAAGTTTATTTCTATCATTTAGCGATTCACTTAAAGGAGTGAGGCCAATGTATAATGTTATTTCAGCCTTTTTTACTGTATTAGTATCTTTTAGTATTAGCTGGGTCGTTGGCAATGGTATGCCAGTCTGCCTAAGCCGATAACCTTCTTATTTTGTTGACTATCCAATCCACGAATTCCACACTGTTAATTGGCAAGTTGACCGCCAGATAAATTCACCTAGGGCTTGATTGGAAAATGGCATCCTTTCTGGTACGTCTACATCTGCCTTATCACGTCCTGCCGCAAGGCCTCTATCATATCAATCTGTTTCTCAAACATAATCCTTAACCTCCTCCAGTCTGCTGATTGAGACCTCATACGCAATCCGTTTCTCACACTCAGTCTCACTTAGTTGCTTCACATATTCCCTACTCTGTACCCGGCCCCATGTCCTCACCCTAGTCCCCACCTCAAGACTAGTTACATACCGGGCATTCCGGCCCCAGCTGATGCAAGGTATGTAATCAGACTTGCCATACGGCCGGTTGACGGCCAGAAGGATATCCGCTATCTCACGTCCCAGGGGAGTCCTGCGATAAACCGGCGGCTTACAAAGGTAGCCATCCAGGGATATCTGATTTGTCTTTGTATAATCTGTAAATTCCTCCATGAAACGGACCTCCCGGACAAAAACGGACAGCTCCAGGCGGTTTCTGGCGCCCTCATGGCGGTTGTAGGAATGGAACTGGCCAATGGCCTCCATCGTATCACCGGAATAATCCCGGTGCACATCCAGCAGACGCTCTGACACCATTAACGGCAGGGTATCCGCCTGGCCACTGAGCCGCTTCACAGCAGCATCCACCAGATAAAAGCCTTCTCCAAAAGCTTCATGGCTAAAGGTAAATTCCGATACAATCCCACCAATTACACTTACTTTGTTGTTTTCAATCATTTTTTCTGACATTGTACATCCTATCCTTTCTTCACCTTCTGAATCTCTTTCAGTTTCTCAATCAATAACCCCCTGTTCGTCTCACAATCCCGGAATAACTTCCCATCCCGCAGCAGATAGTACTCATGCCGGCCGTAGCCATCATAATATTGGGCCTCATAGCTCCCATCCTTGTACCCACCAAACATCCTTGCGTGGTATACCTTGACCACCATGCTGGTCCCGTCCTCCAGGTCATACCGATAGTACCGCTCTCCGGTCTGTTTCGTCTCAATCCATAACGGCCACATCTCATATGCATCCACGAAGGCAGCCCGTTGGTCATTGTTCTTAAGCACCGGCAGTTCCGGCTGCTCTGGCTGCGGCGGCGGATTCACGATGTCATCCAAATCGCACACATAGCTGGCCAGGGCGCAAACCTTTATTTTCAGCCGGCGGATATGGGTGTCGTTTTCGTCCACCCCGCATCCCAGTCCGGCATTAAGCAGTTTTTTTGCACGTTCCAGTTCATCCCGGGCAATCTGCAGCTCGGTCATGGGTTCCTCCGGGTCCTGGATGTCCTCCTCCGTTTCTGGAATCTCCGTGAATTCACCATCAATCACGGGTTCCTGGCATTCTGGCATATCGGGGACATCGTTTTCATGTTCAGATGCCTCATCCTCAGCACTTCCCAAGAGGTTGAGTAATTCCTTTACGTACTTACCCCAGGTCAAGCTCAGAAATGTCTCGCACATATTATCCTGAAAATGAATCCGTTCCGGGCCGCATTGATAAAAGCCGTACTCCGTTGACCCGCTGTTATGGGGTTCCCCGTGATTGATTATCAGCTCCTGCCTCAGCAGTTTCGCATTCCTGTCATTGACGGCCTGCGCACACGGCATGGACATGTGATGCTGATAGAAGTCCAGAATACATTCCTCCTGGGAAGGGATGGCTGTTTTCACCTGCTGCACATCCGCAGCATCCAGTGATTGACAATCCGGCTCTGCCTTTGGAGGTTCCAGATGTTCCGGGCGCCGCTGTGAACTGTAACATTCCAACTCACAGTCACCGCGCCTGATGCATTCCCAGCAGCACATCCGGCTGCAGTCCTCCCCAGTTCCCGGGATGAGCTTATGGGCCTCCTCCAGGGTGCAGTCAAATTCTGGCCGGTGGATGCACTTACCGGACTTCTCTAACTGGGTCTGCTCTGTCTTTGGTAGTTCCGGCTCAGGCTCTGGTTCTTCATCCTGCGGGGCCGGCTCTGGCTTTATTCTGTGTCGGAATTGGTATTCTTCCTCCAGACGGGTATTTTCTACGTCGAATACGGTCCGTCCCAAATCCGTGTAAAAAACTGTAACGTCCTGTCGTTTAAGAACTTTGTATGATAGTCCAAAAGCAATAACTTCACACTCTTTTTCGGGTCTAGCATATCCGGCATCCAGGTATGCTCCTACAACCGCGGCAATAGTAGCTCCATAAGCATTGTCTATCGTTCTGTTTCCAGCAGTGAAATGTATTACTTCCGGCTCTTTTTCAGCTCCTTCATCCAGTTGTGATGTTACAACTTTTTCTCTCAGCTCTCCCTCATGTTCCTTCAGCTCCGGTTGTAATGTCACAACTTCCTTTTCCAGCTGAGGTTCCGGCTTCCGAATAGCCTGCAGCTGCTTCACTGTCATATCCGGATTGGCCAGAGTCCGCTGTTCTTCGGTCAGATACGCCAGTTCTACCAGTTGTGAGACACTGTAATCCCTATACCCTTCCGCCAGGACGGGGCTGTTCCCGTCCTTACTCAGCTGGTCATTGACCTTGATGCATCGGCTGGCCCATCCTTTATCGCGGTCGTATTTGTCACGGACGAATTCCTCAAAATTCTTATATCCAGCCTCCTGGAAGAGTTTTCTGTCCCGGATGGCCTTTAGGTAAAACCCAACCGCTATGTAGTTCCTGACTGATGACCGCATGTTGGTCTCTATGCCGTCCATGGCCTGCTCGAGGGTCATGTCACGTTCATACCACTGCATTACTTCATCCATTGGCTTCCCCTCCATCAGCACATCGGCTCATACTGCCCCTTCTTATCGTTCCACCGCACTGCCACCGGCGCCCCACAGTCATAGCAGGTTATGTCAAATTCATCCTCTGTCATATTGGTCAGATACCTGGCCTGTCTTCCGCACTCACATCTCATATACAGAGGGACCATACTTTCCATCCTCGTTACGGCCCCACATTCACACCGGTAATGATTCAGCCGCGTCTTGGCACAGAAGCCCCTGGTCTTTCCACAGGCAGAGCATTTCATGTACAGATATCCTCCATACCCTGCGGAGATAATTTTAGGCGCCGGTTCTTCGTTTTCCTTTTCTGGAACCCCAGTTTCCATCACTGTCTCAGCCTCCTGTTTCTTCTGGCCTGGATAGACTTCTCTCACCGGTTCCGGAACCTCTTCTGGTTCCATATCTGCTTCTTCCGCCGGCTTATGGCTCTTTTCACCAATCAACCACATTAACTCTGCCATCTTGTGGAACGTCATCCGTGCCTGGCCCTCCTCCATGTCCATCACCATACATGCTCCTGGCATTGATATCCTAACCTTCATCTTCTCTTCTCCTTCCTACCGGCATGCATCCGAAGTGTATGTGCAGCTCCGTCCGCCGCCTGGTCTTGATATATACATGGTCCCCGCTTATCTCCTGCCCGCACTGGCTGCAGATGTAGACCGGGGATTTCGGCTGTTTTTTTTCTTTTGCCTTAATCGCCATGACGCTCCTTCCCATATTTCTCCCGTTCCCTGTCCTCCAGCTCATCCATGAACCAGTTGACAATCGGCGCCGCCACCGGTTCCTCCTCCATGGTTGGGACAGGGCCTTCCCACTTTCTGACCAGGCGTGTGCCATGCCTCAGCTTGATGATATAGGCTTCGCCCTGCAGGATATCCCACTCCATTGAGCCCCTTGATGGAACGTTATCACGCCACTTCATCCAAAATTGATTGTAAGTTTCATTAAATATGCTTGATATTTCCTTATTTGTCATACAATTCACCCTGAGTAACCTTTTTTATGGTTCCCGTAACCATCTGTTTCGCCTCACTGGATACCGCTCAAACCCTCATAGAATAAGGCTTTATGGACTACGGTAACCAAAGTAACCATATTTTTTAGGTTTCCTTACGCGCGAGGCATTTTTTATATCAACATGTACATAAAATATTTTTTTCTGTATATAGGTGCGTGTTTTTAGTGGTTCCTTGGTTACTCCCCTTAAATAAGTCTGCAAACCCGCATAGAACCTAGCTTTTTGCGGTAACCATGTCTTGGTTACTCTATGGTTCCCATCAGTTGAATGGAAGCCGTTCCTGACTATCATCGTCCACCTTCACAAATCCATCCTTATCCGTGTTATCGTTCAGTTTCAGGAAGATACACCGGATTTTATTTCCGTTGAAGCTCTTCACCTTATCCATCCGTTTTCCGTTCCCTTCCACTTGGATGACGCCTTTCCTGTTCGCCCAAGACAAGAACGATGTACGCGAAAAGCCGCCTTCCTTGCATAGCGCCGTAAAAGCCGTGGTGTAGATGATGGCATATCCATTCTCAATCGTGCCCCACTTTTCCACGTTCTCCACCTTGTTATCAAACCTGGCCGGATTCATGGCCACCTTGTCCAGGACGAATTGGTAACATCTCTCATTATCAGAAAGTTCATTGCGGTCTATCAGGACCTCCCTGGCCTCATCCAGGCTTATGTAATGGGCATCCTTAAATAGATAATCCGTTGCCAGTTTGTCAGCTGTCAGAACGATGGACAGGGACAGGCTTTGCTTCTGCATCTTTTCATCATCTGCCAGCTGTCGCAGGAAACCCTGCTGTATTTCTCGGATACAGTCCACGCCAATGTTCTTAACGACATCCACAAATTCCTGTCCTGCATAGCCATAATTATGCTTTACCAGTTCTGCAGTGTACCCCGGGTCCTCAAACACACGCTCACCGCATTCAATCTCCAGGATGCGGTTGATGGCGCCTCCCTGGGTCACATAAGAGCTTAAAGGCCGTTCCCCATTGGTCAGAATACAGTTCTTCCAGTGGTTTTCCCGGTTTAATCCCAGTTCCTTATTGGAACGTGTCTTCCCCTTCCCCGAACACAGGTCATAGACCAGACCTTCGAAATTATCCTCTATCTTCCGGTTCTTCTTGCTGGAATCATCCAGGATAAGGGGAAGGTTATTCAGCAGGTCACAGATGGCCTCCAGGCCAACCTCTGTTCCCTTGTAGTCTTTGATATAGGCGCTTTCATCCGGGTCTGCCCATACAGATGCCGCCAGCATCAGGTCCACAGTCTTTCCTCCTTCCGTTTCGCCCCAGAGGTCCACAAAGTATGGCAATCCTCCCAGGGGCTGCACCAACACACTGGAAAACGATGCTGCCAACATAAATTTAACTTCCATCCTCCCCCGACTGCGCAGTTGCACTACATGCTCGTACCACTTATTCCGGTTGCCGGAAGGCCCTATACTCTCCGCTATCTGGCGGAACCGCACATCCCCATCAAACACAATGTCCGTGTCGTAAGGCAGGAATCCTCCTCTGACCCAACCCAGTTTCGATGTGGAATACTGCACCGCGATATGTTCCTCATTCGCGTTTTCTACATCGGCCAGATAACGTACCAGATATTTTGCATTCTCGCTGGTGACTGCAATCCCCCGTCCGGACAGGCTCACAATCTTGTTGGCGGATGTCACCATTGTTTTGGGCACGATGAGTTCATCCCAACGGCCATTCCTCTTGTAGGCCAGTTTTATCTGCTCCTCACCGGTCTCCAGGTTACGCAGGCGTTCCACTGGCAGAATGGGATGGTAGCAGGCCAGGATGTCCGTATATCCCGTGGTGGGATTCTGGAGGAATATACCTCCCTCGCCGGCAATCCACTCCTTGCACTGCATCCGGTTATAGGGTCCTTCAAAATTGGTCCATTGCTCCAGCGTGCAGGGCTGGCTTTTCTTATCCCGTTCCCGGCGCCGCATCTCCCGCTCCACACGTTTATAGGCCTTGACCAGTTCCTGGAACTTCTTCTTTACCCCCAGCTCCCCGGCCCGGTCCTCCAGCGACAGCAGCAGCCTTGACTTGTACAGCTCGTCCTCCTGGTCAAATACCTCTGTCAGCACATCATCCGACAATACTGTCTCGGCCGTCAGCTCCTTCAACGGCACCATGCTACCACCTCGCTTCCAATCCGCATAATCCTGCCTGTACATAGAGCTGGTACTGCAGGGCGTTATAACAATCACACCAGACATCACTCAGGGGCTCAGAGCGCTCCATATAGGCCCTGTAGATACTTATAAGCATATTGTTCAGCCTGCGCTTCTCCCGCTCTCGCTCCGCCTCCTTCTGGCGCATCGCGCGCTGTTTCTGCGCCCGGTAAACCGCCAGCCGGCTGGAAAATGTAGGCTTCTGATATTCCCCGCCAAGGCTCATGAATGCCTCCTTGAAGGAGACCTCATCCATCATTATGATAAAATCAAAGATGTCACCATGGGCGCCGCAGGCATGGCAATGAAAGTCACGGTCATACACCTTTAAGGATGGCTCCCGGTCACCGCCGTGGAATGGGCAATGGATGAAACCGGCGCGGTTTGGCTGGAAACCATACCGTTCCACCACATCCCTCATGCTGTAGGCTGCCTTAATCTCCTCACTGGTCATGGCCATCACCGCCCAGCAGCTCAATTATCCGTTTACCGGTATCCTTCTTTTCGCAGAACAGGAACCGGCATCCATACTTGCGCTGGAAGGTACACAGAATCTTATACAGTTTATCCCCAGTGGTCGCATTGGTCTCCCTTTCTATCCACCGTCCTGTCTTTTGGTCCTGGAAGCGTTTATGCCGGCGCGGGTTATCCCACCAGATTACGTCCTCCAGACACTCCACCCCCTTGCCATGCTCGCACAGGATAATCATGCTGATTCCGTGCTCCTGGGCCCTCAGCATCTCATCCCGGAAACGGTTATGTCCCTGGCAGACATTGCTGCAGAGCTCCGTCAGGTTCTGTTTCCTGTCTATAATCAAACGGGGATTATCATAGTTCATATAATCCCCGACATATAATTTTGATACGAAATGGTCCACGCCCTGGCGGTCAAACTCCGCCACAATCTTCTGGATGGCGCGGGCCTTCTCTCGGCTGTCAATCTGTATGTTCAAGTAATCACCTCTGGTCAATTAAAGGGCAGACCATCATCCTCCACTCCATCCGGGATGTTCATGAAGCCATCACCAATGGCACTTGTAGGCGTAGGATGCTGCTGCGGTCCGTCATTTTCTGCAGATGCCCCCTTACTATCCACAAACTCCACATTTTCCACTACTACATTGGTGGTATAGACCTTGGTCCCCTCCTGGTTAACATAGGAACCGGTCTGGATGCGGCCGGTCAATCCCAGGCGCTGTCCCTTCCGGAACCATTTTTCCAGGAATTCGGCCGTCTTTCCGAACGCAACACAAGAAATAAAATCCGCATCATCTCCGCCATCTTTCTTAAACCGCCGGTCTACTGCCAGGGTAAATTTGGCCACGGTGGAGCCTCCATCTGAATACCTCACTTCCGGGTCCCTGGTCAGCCTTCCTACTAACTGCACACTGTTCACGCTGCCCCCTCCTTATCTGCCTTCTCGTACAATTTGAGCTTGTCCATACAGTCCCTGTACTGGTCCACGGTCATCTCCACGATATCTTTAATCTGGTACATCTTAAGAATTTTCTCCATCTTAAGCCCTTTGGAGCTGTACTTTTCTATCAGGGACGTGATGGACGCAATCATGGCCTTGGTGACCATCCCTGCCCCTGTTGGTGCTGCCTTATCTCCCTCTTCTGCCGGAGCTGTTGTCTGCCCCGCTCCTACATCCGTTCCCTTACCTGCCTTCGTCTTCCCGGCTGGCTTCGTATTATCCCTGGTTCCCTTTCCGGCTGCCTGGGCCTTACCGGCAGTATTGTCCTGGTTGTCCGCATCCTTCACGTCGTCAATGCAGAACAGACCATTTAATGCATATTTCCTGGCATAACTGCTGGTGCTCCCTGTCACCTGTGACACATCCATGCCCTTCTTTTCCTGTTCCTCCCTTGCATAGGCCGTGTTCTCCACTGTCTCGCCGGATTCACAATCCACGAACCGGGCCGTGGCCCTGATGTAATACCGTTCTCCTATCATGACCAGTTCGTCTCCGACCACCAGCGCTGCCTTGACCTCCTGCAGGAGGGGCTTGGCCGCCTCCTGGATGTCCTCACAGTTCCTGTAATGGTAGTTCCCGAACTTGTTGTACTGGTTCTTCGGAGCTTTCAGACCGGACTGGACATGCTGTAGTTTCTCATATACGTTCATGGTTAACCCTCCTTGTCATACACGATGCGGTCCAGGCTCTGCATGATGATGAGGCTTGCTATCTGCTTCATGGACAGCTGGCTCTCGTTATATATCTCAACCAGAGCATTGTATGCCTCCTGTGTGAGCTTGACCACAGGCTGCCCATCCTGGACCGGCTGCCTTTTTCTGGCCGGGATATGTATCTTCCCATCATCCATGGTCTGCATCCCCTTTCTGTTCCTTTGTTGGCAGACGCAGGATGGTTTCCTTAATCTGCTGGATTACGGAACGTGACTTCACGTCCAGGCATCCGGATTCAATCGCAATTATCCTTCCCAGCAGTTCCGTCCGGTCAATCAATATCTGTTTCATTCCTCCAGGAACACCTCCGCTTCTATCAGTGCTGTCTCCTCCAGCACCCAATCATACATCTCCTTTTTCTCTGTACTGGCTGCCTCGCCTGCCCGGCGGGCCATCCGTTCCCGGTAGAGGAGCCACATACGGCGATACCTATCTTCCATGGCCAGACTCCTTCCCAGCCATAATCTCGTGGAAGTGTTCCAGTATATACTTATCCGTCTGGCTATCCAAGCGTCTAAGGAACAGTTTCATGGCATCTGCTGATTCCGTTGGTTTCCCGTCGCATATGTTGGTTAGGATTTCCTTAATGAAGCCCACCAGAAGTTCGATAAGCTCCTTCCTGTTCGCGCCATCAATCCGGGCAATGTTCTGTACTGTCCAGTCCGAATCAGTGAGGGATTCCCCTCCCCTCTTGGCGGCTACCACAAAGACAACATCGCTCTCCTCAATCTCTGTCGTGCGGACTAACGCTCCATCGAATTCTGTCTGTATTATTCCTTTAGTCATTGATTTTTCCTCCATAATCCCTTATGATAAGGGTGTGATTATTTTAATTGCCTGGACTTCGGACGGCTCCACCCGTCTGGGGTCCATTTTTTGTACGACCGGCACGGAATCATCCGGCTGTACTCCATACATCGGTTCCGGTACCGGCAGCTCCGGCATGTCACTGACTCCATGGCTGCCTCCTCTTACAGTACGCCCATGGCCAGCGCCATAACTGCCGTTGCTGCACCCACCATTCCGAACATCCAAAAAGATGCTATGATAATCCATCTCGTTGCCGTCATTAAAGGATGCTCGTCCCTGTCATCGCTACATCTCAACTTCATACACCTCCCCTCTGTCATACGCCACACGGATTTTGTCACCATTGATGTCAGTGACTATGACCTCATGCGCGTTGACAGTTTCCATGTGCCCATCCAGCCCTGGGTAAACCACATCCAGGTACTGTCGGATACGGTGTTCTGCGAATGTCTTAGCTCTCAATGACTTGTCCCTCCTTTCATATGCTTGTCCACTCTGACCGCCCTTAGGCGGTCTTCTTCCGCCTGAATCCCAGCGGTATCATCAAGTTGTCCTGCAACGCATAGGCAATGCGTCGTTTTTCTTCGTCCGTCAGCGATTCTATTGGAACATCCTGGCCATCAATTTCTATGAAATTGAACACCTGTAATTTTTGCACTATCACCACCCCTCTCTGGTAGATTGTATGCGGTACCGGTTGTACTTGTTTCCTTCCTCTCACAGTCCTTACACGGATACCACCGTGTCCGTTCCGGGCACTGGCTATGCCGGCATGTCTTGCATGTCGTGTTGATATGTACCTCCATTCCTACGCTACCCCGTATTTGATGGCCATTTCTTTTACAATCGCGGTATAACCCTCAATCAGTTTCTTATCCTCCGCTATGATGTCCGCCTGTGATAACCTGTCCCTCTTGGATTTACACACACCCTCGTCTGCCATGCGTCTGCGTTTATTGGTAAGGCGCTGTTTCAAGCTCACACCCATCCGCTTTTCCAAGAGCTCGTAACTTTCTGCCCGTACCTGCTGAAAAGCTGTTCCGCCCCCCAACTCCTGGGCTATCTTATTAATGAGGTTCCGTGTATCATCCCGCCACGATGTGGTGTCCAGTGATACTACGTCCCGGATGCTTTCTATCCGGTCAGCATTTTTCTGGTTGGCTTCCTTAACTTCTGCCAGCACTGCCGCCTGTCGCTTCTGTTCCATTTCCATGTTGATAAGAAGGCGGAGCTCTGGGGACAGGTTATCCATCTTTACTTTTTCGTCCCGGAGCTCGAAATACTCGTCCATCAGTTTATCGTGAACTTTCCAGGCAAGGTCCGTATCCATAATCTTAATCAGCTTTGCATAACCGCGTTCCGATAATATATAGATGTGTTCGGCCTGAATTATCTGCTGCTTACTATATCCTAGCGAAATCAAGAGGTCGTCATATGGTGACGGGCTTTTTAAGTCCATTAAATCAATCCCCTCTTGAAATCTGGATGTGTTCCTCCCCACTGCCTTTCTTACGTCACTACTGGTTATCCCATGTATCTCAGCGATGGTTTTATCCGAAATGCACTTCTTTCTATCTCCAAATCCTCCGAGTACCACCGGGATAACCAATCCCATGAACTCCTGTTTTCCTGTTACTTTAATCTCGTTCATGTTATGTATATCCTCCTTTGTCATCCAATCAGTTTCGCTGCCAGCGCACAGATTTCAGTGTATGTGTTAATGGCACTTTCTGCTTCTACCTCTGAATTAATTGAGGCATCCCACGCGCTACCGTAACTCATTCTAAAACGGCACAGATTGGTGAGTTTTGTAATCGCCTCTTTTGTCCGCCAATATCTTCCTGCATCTGTCTGATATAGGCCAGGAAAATACTCATCAAATATGACATGCTGTTTTTTCCTTACCTCTTTAAGAAAAGAGTCCCTTTTCCGCATCTCACTGCTTTTCATTTCCTGAAGCACTTCCTGTTTTACTGCTTCTTTAATTAACCGATATTCTAAATCAGTCATTCTGTGTGTCCTCCTTTTTTGTTCAATTACATTGAACACACTGCACAAAAAAATAATCTTGTATGTATTGCCTGTCTATGTCCAGTAATTGTGATGCCAAAGATATTTCCGGCTGTTTCCAAAAAACTTGATTACTTAACTTTAAAGAGCACGTTCTTTCAGACCATCCCATTGCCACGGCAAAGGATTGCTGTTTTCCGAACTTTTCGACTATCCTTCCCTTTAATTTACTGTAATCATATGTCATAAAAGCTTCACCTCCTTTTGCATTTGCTCAATTTAATTGAACACACTTATCTTAACATTATGGTGTTTTCTTGTCAATAGATATGTTCAACTATTTTGAATGTTTATCTTGAACTTTTGTTCAATTCATGATACAATGCTATATGAAAGAGAGGTGCATCATGAAAGCAACAACAGCCGACAGATTAAAGGAGGCAATGAATCGATATGAGTTACGGCAAGCGGATATATTGAGACGTGCAGAACCTTTTTGCAAACAATTTGATGTTAAATTAGGAAGAAACGATTTATCTCAATATGTTTCTGGAAAAGTGTCACCCGGGCAGGAGAAACTTACAGTGTTAGCGCTGGCGTTAGGTGTGTCTGAAACCTGGCTTATGGGCTATGATGTTCCAATGGGGCGCCGTTCTTTAAATTTTCCCACAACGCCCGATGACTGTCCCTTCAACTCTGCATTAGAAAAATTATTGAACAATGATTACGATTTAACCAAAGAAGAACATGAGGCTATCAAAGAAGAATTGCCTATAGTGACGGAAAGAGCAGCCAAAGCTTTCAATGGCCTTCATCGTAAAATATCTGATTTATATGAAAGAGAAAGAGTAAGACAGCTGCTTGGCAGTTTCGGCTTATTAAACAGCGCTGGACAAGATAAGGCTCTTGAGCAGGTAACCTTACTAACTAAGATACCAGAATATCAAGATACTAATGCAAAAAATATAGGAAGCTCAACTATTATAGAGTTTCAACCTAAATATAATACTGGCCTGTTTGTTATCCCCTACTACCGCGGCGGTGTGTCTGCCGGAACCGGTATTTTTATATTAGGCAATGAAGCGGAAGATGAAATAGAACTGCCTGATATTCCCGAATATCACGGCGCAGACTTTGCTCTTGATGTAAATGGCGACAGCATGGAACCCAGTTTTATTGACGGTGATATTGCTTTGGTTAGTCAGAATATGGAAATGCAAGTAGGAGATATCGGGGTGTTCGTTGTAAATGGAAGCGCTTTTATCAAAGAACTTGGAAAAAATGAGCTTATCTCCCAGAATGGTGAATATCCTAATATCCCCATTCATGAAGAAGATAATGTTGTATGTATGGGTAAAGTAATTGGTAAACTTATGGATTAAGGGGGAAATTCTCACAAAAAACGTTATTAATTTGAAGGCTCATAGCCTAATAAATAAAAGAAAAGAGGAAAAGTATATGAAAAAAATCATTATTACAACTGCGTTAGCAATTAGCATGATGACCGCTTGTGGAGGGAAAGCGGAGCATACTACTGCTGAACCAGTAGCATCTGCGCAAACGGCCTCAGAAAATCCAAGTGAAACTTCCAAGGGCGTTGCTACGAGTGAGACCATCGCCACCAAAAGCGAGGATGACCCAGACGCTATAAAGGCGCAATTAGAAATAACGCCTCAAAAAACGCTTGACGGTGAGGTTTGCCTATTTATAACTAATAATAGCAATACTACAATTGATGAATTGAGTGTCCAGATTAACTACAAAAACGGTTCAGGAAACACGATAGATACAGCCGATGATGGGCACGACATGGTTTTACCAGGTAGCACGGTTGTTTCAAAGTTAAGTGCCCCCCCAGAGTATGACGACTTTGAGATAAACAGTGATATTAAATTAAATTGCTATCCATCATACCAGAACCATGCTGATAAAGTGTCTGTTTCCTCAAACCAAGGTGAAGACGGTATAATCATTGAAATAACAAATAATGACAGTGTCTCCATTGATGAAATCGAATATATCGTGGTCTACTATAAGGGTAATGACATTGCTCATGTAGATTATCCGCAGGATATTGCTAATGTTGAGGCTGGTAAAACGGTTACCGAAAAAGCATCTCCTTATGATGTTGATTATGATAGCTATGAGGTATATCTAAATCAAGCCCACACATTTTAGTTTCACAGCTTGTTAAACCGCATACGCAAAAAGCCACCCCTGTTGGCGCAGGAATGACTTTTAACATAACTCTCTTGCCGGACTGCTCCAGCAGATATATTTAGCTTGAACACCTAAATTATATCATTCCTGAAGCGTCCTGGCAAGGGGCGTATTTTTTATATCCATTTTTCATATGGTTATAACAAAGGAGATGATATAATGACCACACCAACCACCCTGGAAATCGGCGCCGCCTACGTCCGCGTCAGCACAGATGACCAGACGGAGCTGTCCCCGGACGCCCAGATTCGCGTCATCATGGATGCGGCCAAAGCAGATGGCTTTATAATCCCGAAAGAATACATATTCATCGAAAAGAAGGGGATATCTGGCCGGAAGGCAGATAACCGGCCTGAGTTCCAGCGCATGATTGCCTTTGCGAAATCGCAACGGCCTGCACCATTCAAGCGGTTATATCTTTGGAAGTTCTCTCGGTTCGCCAGAAACCAGGAGGAAAGTACCTTTTACAAGGGCATCCTTCGAAAAAAATGTGGCGTGGAAATCAAGAGCGTGTCTGAGCCAATCATGGAAGGCATGTTCGGCCGGCTGATTGAGACCATCATTGAATGGTTTGATGAATACTATTCCATCAACCTCTCTGGTGAAGTAATCCGCGGCATGACTGAAAAGGCTCTCCGCGAAGGATATCAGTCCACTCCCTGCCTTGGCTACCGAGCTGTAGGAGAAGGCAAGCCTTTCATTGTTGATGAAAAATCCTACGCCATCGTGGAATATATCTTCCAAACATACCATAGTGGCAAGGATATGACCGCCACGGCCAGGGCTACTAACTCAAAGGGATATCGAACCCGCCGCGGCAATCGGTTCGACCGCCGTGGAATTAACCGTATTCTTACTAATCGTTTCTATATTGGGGAAGTAGTATGGAACGGATACACATTTCAAGGGACACATGAGATTCGAACATCCATTACGTCCATCTTTGACGATGTCCAGAAGCGGCTCGAAAAAGAGTACCGCCCTCAGAAACGCCGTGAAGTTTCCAGCAACGCCCATTGGCTGTCCGGCATGTTGAAATGCAGCGTGTGCGGCAGCAGCCTTGGTTATAACCGCTCCAACGACCAGAAGAAACGTCCTGACTTCTTCCAGTGCTGGAAATATGCCAAGGGATTCCATGAAGGTTCCTGCTGTCTGTCAGTCCGACTGGCGGAGAAGGCTGTGATTGAATCACTGGAGGAAGTTCTGGCAACAAATGAATTGGAATATGAATACATCCGGAAAACCAATGATACCGTCAATGCAGAAGAAGTTGCCATCCAGGAGGCCCTGGCGCACCTGGAAGTCAAGGAACGGCGCATCAGGGAGGCTTATGAGAATGAGATAGACACGCTGGAGGAATATAAGCAGAATAAGCTCCGCCTTAAATCAGAGCGGGAGGAACTCATGGCTGATGCAGAACGGCTGCATCGTCAGGCCGAACAGGCTCCTGACGTAGTCCCCAGCAAAGAGGATGTCATGCGTCAGGTTGCTCATGTACACGAAATCATTTCAGACTCAAATATAGATTATGAAACAAAAGGAAATGCCCTCCGTAAAATTGTCAAGGACATTGTTTTTGACCGCAAAAAGGGGCATTTATATATTCACTTTTATATATCATAGGTTATTACAATCCGGCCCTCCGGATGTCAATAACATATGATGGTAAATAAGCCCCTGGAACTGCGGTTCCGAAGGCTTTTACTGATTTGATTATAGCATAATTTTAGATTATTGTCAGCCATTATTTAGGCGGGCCCGGTCACATTCCGGCACCCGCCTATCACTCACTTCTCTTCTTTCTCCTTCTCATCCTGAATCCGTTTCCAGATGGTCTCAAATTCATCCGGCTTCGGGTCCGGGATGGGTAAGGGGACGGTCATGCGTTTGACTGCTTCAAATTCTTTTAGCAGTTCTTCATCCGAGTATTTTTCCGCCGGTTCTGGCGGTTCATCGTTCCGCTTTCCATCCATCTTTATGCGCCTCCTTTCAAGGCCATTGTACGCCTTTCAAAGCAGGGTTTGTCCTGGTAAATTATGGTATATTATGCCTTACCACTCAAACACGTACCGCCGGTTAATCATGTCATACTCTTCGGCAATCCGGAGCACTCCCCTGGCATCCGTAATCATGCACTTACCCTCGTCACTGCCCTTGACTGGACAAAGCAAAAAACTCTCACCTGATGCATCTGTTTGATAACCTGTTAGCATATATCCCGCAATATCAAACAGATACCAACCACAGGTTCCATCCGTGGCCTCCCGGAGCCAGTACCAACCGTTGGCCGCATAGCTGCCATCTGCAAACTGATACCACCAGCGCTGCCCGTCTGCCGCCGGCTGAAACCCCTGGGCATATTTCACCTGTACCGGATTGTAATCTATGTCGCACAGCTTAAGCACCTTCTGCCAGGGTGTGGCGGTCACTCTGGACTTGATGGTCCCATAATTGATGCCTTTGGCCTCAATGCAGTATCCATCACCTATGTACACCCCGATGTGGCCCGGCTTCCAGACCGCCCAGCCGACCATGGACTCATTCAGGTGGTCGATGCCTACCCGCTCCACGGCTGTGTCATGGTAGTTGTAGCTGCCGCGGATGCACCCGGTGTACCAGCTGATGAGGCCGGAGCAGTCCGTGCAGCGCTGGCCTATGTACCTGGCCGCCTTAGCCTTATAAGTTGATGTGTATGTACCTGGGTTCTCCCGGGCAAGTCTGTCCAGGATGGCCCGGGTAAGGACCTCGCCTTTGGCGCCGTAGACATAGGGTGTGCCCAGCTTGTCCTTGCAATGCTGAATTAATCCTAATGCTGTCTTACTCATGTCGTACCTCCATTTCTAATCGCGTCAATCTGCGCCTGTAAATCTGCTACCACCGCCCTGGTATCCTGCACATACTCCAGCCCCACATCCGGTTCCGTCCCATCTGCCGTCACCATGATAGTTGTCTGGCCTTTGTAGGTGGTCAAGGCATTAAGGGCTGCTTGGGTATCGGCTGGGAGGGGTGTCCAAGTAGCGATAGCTTTATCATACTCAACCGTGAAATTATGGGATTGTATCCAAGTATTAACTTTTGTGATGCGTGTTGCAGTATCGTCAGCATTAATAATTCCTGCCAAATCAAAAGATAAAAATAACTGTAATCCGTTATTTGATGTGTGACATGATAATTCCGTGTTGCTAAAATTTCGATTGTCTTCTGTGGTGCAAGCAAATAAATCAGACATGAAATTTTTTTGTCCTACTAACCAGTCATCCATTTTAGTCAAATTACAGTGTGCAAAACCTGGATACCGTTCATCCCAGGATGCAATAAACGATTCCACACGATTTGTTATGCCATTATATTCCGCTAAATTCCTTCTTCTTTCAATTCCCCACACACCATCCCGGCATGTGATATGGTCCCTTGCATCCCCGATGCCATGCAACGGCTCCGTGAGGGAGATGTGCGCGGTTTTGGACTGATTAATCATTGGATAAAACGTTGTGTTTAATGTTACTCCGGCATCTCTAACTTGCAAGATTATCTGATATTCATATTGGGTGTAATCCCATGATGATGTATCGAAAGTATTAACATTGGAGGCCACAATTGTTGTGTCATATGCGCCATTTTTATATCTGTTTATATTAAAAAACAATCCAGATTCAATGGGCGCATTTTTTGCGTATATGCCCGGCGGAAGAATCACATCATCTGTAATACGCTTAAGCATGAAAGTTGCATATGTGGCTGTAGAGGTTCCGGTAACTTTAATTCCCCCATCACCAAGGTCTGTAAAGGTAATTCCATTTTCGGTTTTTGTAGTATCCTTATATGGATATGGCAAAACCTGCGCTCCCGTCACCCTCACCGCTGTGACATCCGTACTCACAATCTCCTGCGGATTATCCGGGCTGGGGTCAGCTCCCTGCTCGCTCCTCCCGGCTATCTCCAGGCCGGGTATTGGGGCCTCCCACGCATCCTCTATACTGACCCGTTCGGTTCCGGACGCGGAGCCTATGAGAGCATTGGCGTACTTGAGGTCGGTCTCACGCTTGTTGTAGCCCACAAAGGTATCCTTCTGAGACTCCACGTAGGCCTTGTTATCCTCCAATGCCTTGGCGGATGCAGCAGCAGACTCAGCGGCAGCCGTGGCAGAACCGGAGGCGGCTGTCTTACTGGCCTGGGCGTCATTGGCGTATCCCTGGGCAGTGGTTACCCTGGATTCCATCTGCTGCACGAACTGTTCATACCAAGACGGGTCTGGTTCCAGGATGCCTCCTCCGATTTCCAGTCCGTCATGGATATCATACGTTGCCGGCAGGGTCTTCCAAATGGTCCACTCACCTACACTGTCAGTGCCGGTCGCATATATCATCATCTGGATTGACCCAGGTTCCTGAGTTGCCTGTGCCGGTACCTGCCAGCACATCCTGACATAATTGTCCGACCAGGACACATTGCAGGGTACGCTGTCCCCACCCCCATGGACCGTCTGGTAGTGGATATACAGGCGCTGGACGGTAAGGTCCAGGCCGTCATCGTACCGCGGCAGCTGGAAGCCCACGAACTGAGCATTTTCCTCGCCACGCACAGATATCTGGTCGTTGAAATCCGCAATGCGCTTGTTGGTGACCGGAACATACTCCAGCTCCACGTACAGATGGAAGGATGGGTAATTATTATCCTTGGTCCATGCCTCGTCAACAGCTGCATATGCCTGTGCTGCCAGTATTTCATTTACTGTTGCCATGCCTGTCCACTCCCCCTCTCCTGCTTAATCGTAATCAGATTGGTGGTAATCCTCTGGCCATTCTCATGCTGGCCAACCACCCCGATTTTAAATGTGTCATAGGCCGTCACCTCATCCGGGACAATGCAGACACCGTCTGTTATCAGTCTGCCAACCTCCTGGGACTGCAAGTACGGATAGAAGGCCGCCACCCGGACAGTCCCGTCCCAGTCCGGGCCGAACTCAAACGCCGCCTGCAGGTAGCCGGATGTACCGGCAATTATGTTACTAAAATCACAGCCAGGAGCCCTTATTAGCTCCTGGCCGGATACTTTGAATCTTAATGTCCTCATGGCATTGCCTTTCTGCTGTTGCGATATCGCAATTACTCTGTTTTCTGCGATTTTCCTTTTAACACTTCAATGGCATTCACTATAACATCGGATTTGACAATACCCATGAGTCCGGCATTCTCCACAATCGACAATGCCTCATTTGCGATAAATCCATATGTAGCTGCCAGCATAATGTAATCCACCCCCAGGGCCACATCAAGCTGATGGGCTACCGCCAATAGACACACCATCATGAACTTCTTGCACAGTCCTTTAAGCATGGCATTTGAACTGGCCGCACCGCTCTCTGATTTTGGTGACTTTTTAAACACCACGGCCACCAGGAATCCCGCTATCAGGTCCAGTCCCATAAGTATGAGCACGATACTCAGTGTCGGAGTCCAGCCACCAAAAAGCTTTACTCCCGCCGCTGCGGCCATACCAGTAATAGCGCATATAATATCTTTCTTCATTTTCATGTACCTCACCTACTCTGTAATCAGTTCTTCACATTCCAAGTCAACCAGTACCTGGCGCACCTGGTCCTTAATTTTATCCGGGACCTGCCCGAATGTCTTTCTCCCCTTTACAATCAGGGTTGCATAAATGACTGCCATGGTGTCTGCCTCCTTTCTCAATAATAAAAAGAGCAGCAGTCTAAGCATTGAGTGCCGCCTCGACTTCCGCCCTTAATTTCTCTGGGACCTGTTCAATCGTTTTCCTGCCCTTGCGGATAAGGTCCGCATACACAGTTGCCATATAGCTCGCCATACCTTACACCTCCATTCCTTCATAGATTTCTGTCAGTGCCATCTGAGTGTTGGTTATCTCTTCAGCCAGCGCCAGATTGGCCTCATACTGCTCGGTAAGCGCCAACTGTGCCTCTGTGAGTTGGTCCCCCAGACTTACCACCTGTTCCTGCAGACGTCCAATATCTGATTCAGGCAGATAACTAAAGACTGGCTGCGGGTTGTCCTCATCCGTCACATTAATATGGTCCAGCTGTGCACCATCGGGGATGTCCACCCATATGCACTGCAGGCCCTGGGGAACCTGTTCCTCACCGTAGACAATCGTCCATATACGGCCGGTGTCGTCATAGATTACTAATGCTTTCATGTTTCATCATTCCTTTCTTTGTGATATACTGTTTATCAATGATGGTTTCAAGTATAGGTATGTTTCCTATCTTACGATACTATTGTTTATGGGAAGTCTATATTTGGTGTGGCTGGCAATGTACGCAAGTATGCCATGAAAAACAGTACCGTATCATCCTCTGGTACTGCAAGCATCTCTATCAGTGCTGGATATGACCCTGGAAGGTCAATGTATAAGGCGACAATACCAACAGGGTTTAATGTATCGTGTATTGCCTGGACAGATGGTGCCCTAGTGGGATTTTGGTCTGGTAATCCTGCCCACTGTGCCGGAGGGGGTTACCGATTTGATTTTAATATGAGTGGTGCTTGGCATGTAAATAGTACTAATGCTGTCTTACCTTGTATTGAAAATGGTACTGTCTGGTACTGTGTCGCCGGATATTATTAATAGTAACCAAATACTTTAACTGTCATATTTCTTCCCCCGTTTATTGAGCCCGCTGGGAGTCTTACCAAGCTGGAGTTTAAGGAATAATATCCTCCATTGAGCCAATATAAAAATTGGGTTCCATAACTACTTCGGTTGCTTCTTTCAGCATAAGCAAACCCCCATCCATCTCCTCCTCCATGAATAGGGGTGTAATCAGCGTGTTCACCTACAATTGATGCATAGAGGGGTGTGAATCCAATATTGCTAATACTCACATAATAAGCATATATGGAGCAATCACCTCCCGTAAAATTGACTTTACCGGTAGATGATGTAAGGGTTTTTGTTATACTCGCATACTTCCGCACATTTCCGGAAACGCCAAAAATGCTCTTCCCATAAACAATATTAT